TAGTAGTAGACTTCGTGAGGAGCATACCACGAAACAAGGAGCAAACAATGGGTGATATTAAAGAATTAGAGAACGAGCTAAAAAACACAGAAACACAACTTGAATTGGCCACAAAGAAGCTAGAAAAGGCAACTGCAGACTACGAGCATGATGATGATGAAACAAACAAGGCAAGTTATGAACGGAGGACACTGGAGGTAAGTCAGCTGCAAGCTAAAATGGCACAACTGAAAAAAGCATTGGCAGATGCAACAGCTACCGGTAGGCAATCCCAGGCTGCAGCTGACGATCCAACTGGGAAAGAAAGTGATGACCATTTACAGCAAAGATCCATGCTCAGATACGGAAATACCCTGGATATGAATGCTATAGACCTTGATGAGCCAAGCGGGCAGACAGCAGATTGGCTAAGTATAATAACATATATACTGACATTCGTAGATACTATACTCTTAAAGGGACTCTACATGCTGACAACAAGAGGGCGACAGACAGTAAAGGACAACAAGGGCACTCGGATTCGGCTGAAGGATGATACATCATTTAGTGACACTGCTGCTGGGAGAAAGCCTAAAATGTTGTATATTTCTATGCCTAATGCCCAGTCGAGTATGCGTGCTGATGAGATCACTCCTGGACGATATAGGACTGTGGTCTGTGGATTGTATCCTGCCCAAATTAGACAAAGACAGATGATCAGTCCTGTGATGGGTGTCATTGGGTTTCCAGCAATTGCGAAAAACTGGACAGATAGGGTTGAGAAGTTCTTAGATAGTGACTGCCCGTTCTTAAAGCAAACACTGCAAATCACAATTGGGGCACTTGACAAGAATAAAGACTTCTTATTTGATAGACAAAACACACTTGATAAAATGGTTACAGAAGAAGCACGCCAAATAAAGCAAATGGTTGAGCAAGCCTCCCAGACTGTGCCAGCTGGCTTAGATTCACCATTTGCTGTTTGGGTGTTTGCAGGTGCACCTGATCGCTGTCCTCCAACAAGTCTTTATGTGGCAGGGGTGGCTGAGCTTGGGGCATTCTTTTCAATCCTACAGGATATGAGGAATACAATAATTGCATCAAAGACTGTTGGGACAGCAGAAGAAAAGCTGAAAAAGAAGTCCTCATTCTACCAATCCTATCTGAGAAGGACACAATCAATGGGGGTCCAACTCGATCAACGAATTATTATCCTTTATATGAGTTTCTGGGGAAAGGAGGCTGTTGACCATTTCCACTTGGGAGATGATATGGACCCAGAACTCCGTGCAACGGCTCAAAATCTCATTGACCAAAAGGTCAAAGAGATTTCCAACATGGAGCCAATGAAACTGTAAATATTATAGGAATATAGGGGATGGGGGGGCACTACGCTTGGCTGCACATTATTATAGGTTAAGGTTTACATGAATCAAAATGATAGGTGCTGATGGTAAGTTTACAATTATAACAATGATAAGCTATTGAGATGATAAGCTATTTGTTCTGTCACAGTGATGGGTGACATAAATTCCAATCAATCCTTTAATTTTAAATTCTTTAAATACCTCCAATCAACCTACCAAAATACACTCCACTACTCAGCACATCAGGCCAG